TAGCCATAATCGTCGTCATTCCAAAGAAAATCGCCAACGTCCCTGCCCAGTTGATCGCCAACTTTGGCTTCGGCGGGCAGGCTCAAGACTTCCCAATATTGATGGTTGAGCGCGCGGCCCGCCAGATCGTCCTCATGCCAGCGGGTTTGAATGAGAATTTGCCGGGCGTGAGGGACCAAGCGAGGTCTAAAGTCGTTGAGATACCAGTCCCAAATCCGATCGCGGATCAGTTGGCTGTCGGCGTCCTGCCGGGAACGGATCGGATCATCGATCAACCCGAACAGCGCCCGAAAACCGGCGATGCCGACCATCGCACCGGCCGCCATATACTCCCCACCTTGATCGGTGGCCCATCGCCCGGCCGCCTGTTCGTCCTCTTTCAAGGTCAGGCCGAGAATATTGGAGCGTTCGGCGACTAAATTACGGACCCGCCTGCCCCACCGATCGGCGAGTTCGGTGGTGTGGCTGGCGGCGAGAAATTGCGCCTTGGGATGTTGCGCCATGCACCACGGCGGAAACAGGATCGAGGCGTAAGTGGATTTAGCTGACCCAGGCGGCATGAACACCGCCAGCCGGGGGATGTCGCCGGAAGCCACAAGCTCAAGTTTTTCGATCAACAGCCGGTGGTGACGGGCGGGGATATAGGAATTGGCCTTGCACCAGCGCTCAAGGCTAGAGCGTATCTGCTTGCGACGAATGATCTCCGTCGCCGCATCTTCCGCCGAGATCATCATTATTCCACACGATCATCGTGCCATCGGGCCTGACCTTGATGACCTTGAGACAGGCCCCGCGCGCCCGCCACAGCATATCCTTGGTGCCCTTGGCACCGGGGAAGCCCACCACCAGATCGGGGTTGCCCTTGTCGATCATGCGTTGATTGCGGATCGGGCCTGCGCCGCGACCGTGCTTGGTCCATGGCGCATGAAACCGATAGGCCGGGATGCCGTTGATCTGCGCCCAATGATCGGCCAGCGTATCCGCACCTCTGGCCGCGCCATGAATGACGCAATTGATCGGGGTCTTGTCGTGCAAGCTATCCAGCACGCGATGCAACAGCGCGCGATCGGCAAAATTCCTGCCACCGCAGACCAGCACTCTCATCGCGGATACCAGATGGTTTCACGATCGGACGAAAAGCCTCTCAGGCGACGGTGCCAGCCCCACCGCTCAAGACTGTTCGACAAGCGCCGGTTTGGTTCGACCAGCACCGGGATCAGCCCGTGCTTCTCGATGTCGGCGATCATGGCTTTCAACGATCCTTGGCCCGGCACGATGGCGTCCAGCGCCACCAGCCGCGCCCGCTTGCCATCCAGCGAGGCAATCGAGCGGGCTTTCCAGCGGGCAACAGGAAACCACGCGGCATCGCCGGGCCTGACGATCTTGAAGCCGCGCGCCTTTTCGCGGGTGATGATCTCGGCACCCATGGTGTCGGGACCGCCGAATTCCAACAATTGCGCGACGCGACCCAAATTGCTGTTGAGTTCGCTCATGGCATCACCGCGTTTCTGGCCCGCAACAGCGCGGCAACTTCCTCGTCACGGGCAGCGTCGCTGCGTTCCTCGTCGGTGAGATCGCGCACTCTTAAATCGGCGTCGAACGCCATCAGATGACCGCAGTATAGACAAATCGTCCAATCGTCCGGCGCGGGCTTGGCACCGGGATCGGCAAACGAGGTCGCGGCGTCGAAAAACTCGCCGCAGCTTGTGCAATGGCTGATTTTCAGGCGGCCGGTCATCGGTAGAGGACCGCCGACGCAATCGCCAAAAGATCGATCCGGCCGTGAACCTCCACCACATCGGGGGTGTCGGTGAAATGCAGCGCCAGGGCATCCCTGTCTTGCTGGCGTTTCAGTTCCTCTTTGATGCGGTCAACGACTTGCTCGCGAGTTGACATTGTTCCGCTTCCCAAAAATTACGAACCGGGTTATAGCATAAATCCCATTCCTAACAATTACGAATTTGGAGGGGAACCATGGAAAAATTATCCCCAAGCGAATACCGCGATATCACCCGGCACGCCTGCGAACAGATGACGAGCTATCTGCATAGCGCGTTTCAGTTGATCGATGATCCCGAGCAACGCGCGGCGATGGCTTTCGAAGTTGCCGCCGCGATGACCCATGCGGCGGCCGGTTTCACCGCCTTCGCGTTTAAGCACAACAGCGGCAAGCGTATCAGGCACGAAGTTGCCTTGGTCGGCGTCGTCAAGGAGATCATGAAGCGGGAGGGCATTGAGTGTCGCGAGGTGGACCAGCTTTAAGCCTGCGCTGGCGCATCAACTCGCGTTGGTAGCTTCGTTTGTCGAACCTGGGTCGCACCGCCTTGAAGAACTGCTTGGGCGGCAAGCTTTCCTGTTTCATGTCCGCCGGTTCGAACCGCCGCCCTTCGAGCGGGAGATATTTTTGGGCAGTCGGGAAAATCGCACCCCTTTGGACTTGCGCAGCAACAGCGGGACTTTCTTTTTCAGGGCTTTGAGGCGGCTGATGGTGGTTTGTTTCATGGTGCCTCGCAATGGCAGGCGGGGTTGGGGGACTTGGTAGCAACCCCGCCTGCGCACTCTGCCCGCGTGGTGCAGGAGGCGCGGGTAGCTCGCCGAATTCGGGGCAAAAGCCGAGCCGGTGACGATCGCCGCAGAGTTTGCAAAACGGCAGGTCCATCAATGGACCCCGGTGACGCGGCCGAGACCGCCGATCAACTCGCTGGCGATCCACAGCGCAATCGCCATCGGCAGCATCGACCATGTGCCGACCGCGCCGATCCTCGTCGCAATGCAGGCGATCACGAACGCGAACACCAACAGGATCAATCCAAGATTTTGCATGGTCAGTCTCCCTTGATCTGCGGTTGCTGAATGTGCAGCGCGTAGCGCAGCGCTTCGGTCAAGGCTCGAACGATCGCGGCCTCTTGTTTGGTTGAGGCGGGCGGCTGATAATCGCGATCGATCTCGGGGTCGAACGTAAAAATTTCAACATCGGCATCGTCAAAAACAACCACACGCATCGAGAGGCAACCATGATTGCATTGTCGGTCAATCTAGAAGGCGACGGCGCGCTGCGAGGCATCAGACACATCGAGGAAGCCACCGCCATCGAGGCGCTGGTGCTTGACGGCGGTATGTCGAGCGGCAAACCATCGGTGACGCTGCACATCACCCTTCCCGCAGGAGTTGGCCCGACCGCCAAAAGCGAACGGCATATTGTGGCGCAAACATCGGCGCGGCTGTTCTGCATCGCAGCCAAGATGATCGAAGCCCGATATCCCGACCTGTTTGACGAATGAAGGGCGATCATCCGTTCAAACGCAAAGCCAAAAGCTCAAAAACCGGCGGCTACAAACGCGGCCGGGTCCAGATCGGCTTTGACGATGCCACCCGCGAGATCATCACCGCGCGCTCGATCGCCAACAATCACAGCTTTGCGGCCGAGGTGCGGGCGTTGGTGGCGCAAGCGCTCGATCGATGCCCGTACTGCGACGGCGACGAAAGCAAATGCGATTTCAGTTTCGAAACCGAACACTGTTCGGAGATGTCCCGACAAGATCGAAAAAAGCGGCGGTCTATCGCTTCGGCGGCAGTTCGTCGCGGGCGGCCCGAATGATCGCTAGACCTTCCTCAACCGCTTGCTCGACCTTGCCGACCGGGCAGCGATCGTCATCGGAGGAAGCCAGCATGTGATGGGTGCGGCAATGCACCATCGCCGTCATCGGCGAACCAGCGTCGCCCGGTCGCAGCGGCACCGGGATTAAAACAAATTCACATTTGCGCATGCGCTGCCTATGGTGGAGGGATCGGAGATCGAAAAAATGAGAAAGCAGCATTACGTCGTCGGGCAACATCATGACGACTACGCCGTCATCCTTGACGAGATCGATAGCAACACCGGCAAGGTTCTGCACCAGTCGGTGGTGCTGGTTGGTTTCAAAAGCGCGGCGGATGCCCAGAAGCACATCGATACGATGGCCACGCCCGATCGATGAGACTGATCCGGGTAGTGGCCAAGCATTTCGTGGCCGGTTTCGAGACCGATGGGGTGGTGCGGCGGGCCGCGCCGATCCTGAAAAAGCTGATCGGGCAGAGCGACGATACCGCGCGCAAGGTGATCGCGCAATTCGGCTGGAAGGCATCGGTGATCGACGAGTGGGATCACAGCGTTGCCAATTTCCAAGCGCCGCGCCATGCCTCCCATCGCGAAAGTCCGATGCCGCGAAAAGCTCGATAATGATTGCGCAGCCGGATCAGGAACGGACGGCGGCGCAATTTGACGATGCGCGTTTCGGTGGGTGGTAATCGAAAAAAACCGGGGCGGTTTTTTGGGGGTGGCGACTTTGTAGGGGTGTTTGTCAAAATAAGCATGCTTCCCCGCGAAAATTTCCCCCCTCCGGGGTCGATCTAGCCCACACCCTACCCCATGCCACAAGCTAACGCTCGTTAGCGTGTGTCAACTCTACTGCATTCGCCATCGATCACAGTGTCGCCAGCGCTGCCAGCGTCGCGCTTCTGCGCAGCAATGGCATAGAGTTGCGCGTCGGTGAGCGTTTCGACCTTGACGCTGTGCGAATGCTCTTGATGCTTCACATCTCGCCATTCGTCGGGATCAGCGTTGCGCAAGGCGAAGATTGCCGCCGTGGTTTCCGCGCCCTTGCGAGATCGGAGAAGCTTGGTTTCGAGCGCGGTCAAGCGCGCGGGCCTAGCGCGGGATACAGCGTCGCCAAACGCGCTATGATCTCTGATCCACTCATAGACCGCGTTCTTCGAAACCCGGATCATTCCCGCGAACGCCGTTAGACTGTAACCCTGCGCCATATGGTCGATCACTAGCTGACAGTATTCCGGCCGATACTCGCTTGGCCGCCCTATGCCGGGCTTTAGGTGCGCTGGCAGCGTGGTTTGCTTGAATGGTGCCATATCAGCGCGTCCCAGCTTGCGGCGCGTCTGGCGGGCTTGGCAGGGCGCTACCTGGTAGCGCTCGCACTGCACAATCAAGCTTGCGCGTCGCGATCCGCAACAGCCCGGCAAGCTTGCGTTGCTTGATCCGCGCGCCTTTATCGGTTCCGGTCAGCACCCGGCGATGGAATTCGGAGAGATCGCGGCGGTTTCGGTGGCGCGCTGTCCGGCTCATTTATTTTTCCCTTCTTTCTGGTAACGAATTGTTACAACGCGTTCGTAATGATTGCGACCGGACTTGACAGCCTAGGCTGTAATTGCCTAATCTCCGATGGCTCAATCAAGAGCGCAAGGGGAACTTTTTAAATGGCAAACAATCTTTATGCGAACGTCACAGCCCGAATTCTCACGGAACTGGAAACCGGAACCGCGCCATGGGTTAAGCCATGGTCCGCAACGCCCGGCAAAAACATCCCGCACAATGCCGCGACCAATCGCCCTTATTCCGGCTGCAACGTCATTCTGTTGTGGCTGTCGCAAGGTCGCTTTGCCGCGCCGCGTTTTTTGACATTCAAGCAAGCGCTCGATTTGGGCGGTAACGTCAAAAAGGGCGAACACGGTTTCACGGTGTTTTTCGTCAAGCCAATGATCGGCAAAAAAACGAAGGACGAAAGCGGCGAAGATCAGCAAGGCAAATCTTTCACCATGTTGAAGGCTTACACCGTTTTCAATGTGGATCAGTGCGAAGGCCTGCCCGATCGTATCTTGACGCCATCGGCGATCAAACCGCGCAACAGTGACGAGCGCGACGCCACCATTGATGAATTCATCGCCGCGACGGGTGCAGACTTCCGCGCCGATGTCGGCGGGGATCGCGCTTATTATTCGCCTTCAACTGACTTCGTTGCGATGCCTGCATTCGCCGCGTTCAAATCGGCCGCGAATTACTACGCAACGGCGTTCCATGAATTGGGCCATTGGACCGGATCAGAAAAGCGTTTGAACCGTCAATTCGGCAAGCGCTTTGGGGATCGCGCCTATGCGGCCGAAGAACTAGTTGCGGAATTAACCGCCGCTTTCCTTTGCGCCGAATTCGCGATTGATGGCGAGCTACGTCACGCGGGCTATATCGGCAACTGGATTGCGCTCTTGAAAGATGACGCGCGCGCGTTCTTTACCGCTGCCAGCGCCGCGCAAAAAGCCGCCGACTATATGCGTCAGCGTGTCATTGCCGACGATCTCCCAATCGCCGCGTAACTTTTTCAAATCGGACTTGAGCCGGGCAGCGCAAGCTTACCCGGCTTGAGCCATTAGAAGCGGGGCAATTCCGCACCGCTCGCGAGGGGAAAAATCACATGCTGACTAAAAACGACATTGCAGCCATTCGCGGCGCAAACGATATCTGCATTCATCTCAACGCGCGCCATCCGGCCGGACTTGTCCGGCTCATCAAGCGCAAGCCTTACGACGCGAAACCGTTTGAGACCGATCAAGAACACATCTTGACCGCAACGGTTAATTTCGAAACCGCGCTAGGCAACAACGCACTGGAAAGCGGCGCGGCCGAATGCTTTGCAATGGCTGGCATCTATCACAATCAGCGCTCGCCCGTTTCTAGCATTCTCAACACGCTTCGCGCTGGCGATGAAGTGACCTTTAGCTTTTATCCCGATTGCCACTCTAACGGTTACGTCGCGCAAGCTGGCTTGCATGCCGATTGCCTCTATTTGCACGTTCGCAGAAATGGCAAGCGGCAAACATGGGAATTTGCAAGCTCAATCTGCCCGGCAAATTCCGCGCGGATGTGTCGCGGCGTTGCGCCGAGCCGCGATTATGAGCATGCCGCAAGCGAGGCGCGCAAAATCGCCTGATCGATCCGACATCGCTTTATGCCCGGCTCGCGCAAGCGATACCGGGCATAGGGCGTTAGAAGCGCTGGCATGGTGCGAGCGCTCGCAAGGGGAACATCATGAAACAGCAAGCTCGTTTTTGGCACTATCACAATGGGGCAGTCCGGCTCAAAATCAACGCGGGCCAAACTATCCACCATTCGCACGGTGGCGCGACCGATGAAGGCTATTCATGGGAAGCGGTCGCATACTCTTTCGACGGCGAAACCGTCACCTGCGAATGGGCCACTCAATCCCGCGACTGTGACGGCCGGATGGACCGCAACGGCGTGACACATTGCCCGGCCGATCAGCTTGCGGCCGGATATCGCGATGATGAATTCGGCGTGACATATCCGGCTTGGCAGCAAGGCGAAAGCGGCCAGCGCGACTATAGCGCCGAGGCAATGGGTTACTGATCCCAACGCCATCTAATCGAGATCAACCCGCCACCCGGCGGGTTTTTCTTTTGCCTGAATTCCCCATAGGCCTTGACAGCCTAGGCTGTCGCGGCCTAGATGATGCCCAGCGCAATCAAGCGCAGCAAGGGGACTAACCAAATGGCTAGACTGATCCTGAATTCATACCCGGCCGCGATGAATGGCCAATTTTTGCAAATCGCCATCACTCAAGATGGCCCATTGCCGCGCCGCATTGTTGAGATCGGCAAAGCAACGGACGCGGCGGCCGCGCTGCAAGCCTACAAGCTTGAAGCGCAAGCCACCGGCAAACCCGCCGTCGTTTCCATGATGATCGCGCGCGGTGATCGCAAACCGCCGGGCTTTGACAAGCTGAATTCACAGCCACATCACAGCGTTAATCTGTAAGCGCACAAACGATCGAACGAAGCCCGCCCTAACCGGCGGGCTTTTTCTTTTGGTCTAGGCCTTGACAGCCTAGGCTGTATTTGCCTATATCAAGCCAGCGCAATCAAGCGCTGCAAGGGGAAATTTGCAAAATGGCTAAAGACATCATTCCGGCCGGTCAATTTGGCCCGCTATATCCTGATCTGCCAACCGTCAAAAAGCACCGCAAGGCCGCCCGCGATGGTCTCGCCTCGCTTTCCGCAGATCAGCGCCGCGCCTATGGCGAAGCTGTTGAGATCGCTATTCGTGCCAAGCAACGCGCCGAATTACAGCGCGAGTTGCCAACCCATATCTGCCACTGCGCAAGCGGCACTAACCACAACGACGGTGCGGCGATCCATAAGGCGATGCAAGCCAAACAACGCGCCGCGTTGCTCGCCTGCCCCTCCCAGGTTCGCCGCGCGCGCACCGCACACGAATGGGAAGTGATGTATGCAGAGGCGATGGCTGACAAGGCGACGCGCCGCGCGCTTTCCATGATCGCGATTGCGGCATGAGCGACTTTGTTTTTTCGCTCATCATCGCGGCCGTTGGCACGTTCTTTATTGCCAGCCTGCTAGTCTAACCAGCCAAACCAAATCGAGATCAGGCCCGCCCTAACCGGCGGGCTTTTTCGTTGTCGCGAGATCACACAAGCGAATGATTGCCATCATTCGTAAAAATTTGGATTGACAGCGCTGGCTTGCCATATCCCCAATAAAGCGATTTGCTGGTAATACTTCACCGCCGATGGGAAGGCCGCCCATGCGTTATTTTTACGAAGTTGACCCAATCTATGCCGGAAATTTACGCGCACTGGCGAGCTTCCTATTGTGTCAACCCTTCGGCGGATTTTATTTTTTCGGCGATCCATATGATTTTTCCGGTCTAGGTGTTGACAGCCTAGGCGATCATTGCCAGCCGAATTTGAATGATTTGCCACATCATATTGTCCCCATCCACGTTCAGAGTTTTTAGAGCATCCCTTACCGATGGGTCTCAGGATTTTTTCATTACCAGAGCGACCTCAAGATTTTGCGCCACGGCATTGACAGCCTAGGCCATAACAGCCTATACCATGGCTAGGCGCAATCATGCGCCATGCAAGGGGAACTGGAATGCAACACAAACTGATAACCGCGCGGATCGCCGCGCGACTGGCAGCCAACGGGATTGCGACCCGCGCCGCGCAAGCGGCCGGACAACCCGAGCCGGATCATTGCCCGGTGCTGAAAATCTTCAACCCTTACGGCCGATCGACTTGGCTGTTTACAGAAAGCGACCCGGATAATTCCGATTGGCTTTTTGGCCTATGCGATCCCGGCCTTGGCTTTCCCGAGCTAGGCACGCAAAGCCGCACCGAGCTAGAGGCCTGCCGCATCAACGTGGGACCGTTCAAGTTCCCACTGGAACGCGACGCGCATTTTTCCACTGATACGCCGCTTTCCGTTTTTACCGCCAACGCCCGCAGCAAGGGACACATCGCCAATGACTGATACCGAAAAAGATTTGCGCGACCGGCTGGCCCGGCTGCAAGCGATGCTCGATCAGCTAGACCAAGAAAGCGAACGGATGCGCGAATTCGAACGCCATCGGCGGCGCGAAGCCAAAATGAACCGGCACGCTCGCCAGCACTGACAAACCAAGCCCCGGCCACAAGCCGGGGTTTTTCTTTTCAGCCTTACCTTGACAGCCTAGGCTCTAATTGCCTAAATCGATTTGCCACAAGGGGGAACCATGAAGCCTGCGATTTTCTATATCCGCGTTTCGACACAGCGCCAGGGCCGATCCGGCCTTGGCTTGGAAGCGCAGCGCGCGGCGCTGGTGCGGTTTTGCGAAAGCGAGGCTTACCAGCACGCGGGCGAATTCGTTGAAGTGGAGACCGGCAAAGGCGCGGATGCGCTCGATCGTCGGCCGCAACTCGCCGCAGCCCTTGAGGCCGCGCGCAAGCTGAAATGCCCCGTGATCGTCGCCAAGCTCGACCGCTTGTCGCGCGACGTGGCTTTCATCGCCGGGCTAATGGCACAACGCGTGCCTTTCATCGTCGCCGAGCTAGGCGCTGACGCTGATCCATTCATGCTGCACATCTATGCCGCGCTCGCCGAAAAAGAGCGGCGCATGATCTCAACGCGCACAAAGGACGCGCTCAAGGCCGCCAGCGCGCGCGGCGTCAAACTTGGCAATCAAAAGCAGGCTGACGCCAACGCGGCGAAGGCCGCCGACACTGCCGAAGGCCTGCGCGCGATCGTCGCCCCGATCATCAATCTGTCATCGCGACGGATCGCCAGTTTCCTTAACGACCAGGGCCACCGCACCGCGACCGGCGGCAAGTGGCAATCGCAAACCGTGTTGCGCTTAATCGAAAGGCTCAAGGCATCATGAAAAAGACCAAAGCCAAACCGGATGGGATGACCGGCGCGCAATTCGATGCCGCGCTTAAAAAACTCGACATGACGCAAATGGGATTTTCGCGCTTTATCGGCGTCGGTGGCCGCACCGTGCGCAGTTGGATCGGCGATGAATTCCCCGTGCCGAAAACCGTGGCTTTGCTCGTCAATCTGATGGTCAAGACCAAAACCAACCCGGAGGACATGAAAGCATGACGCACATCTATCGCGTTCGTGTCGGGCGCGCCAAACCGCAATATTTTGGCGATCGACCGTCCACCGATCAGCACGCGCAAGCGCTCGCCGATCGAGCTAACGAAACCGTCACCATTGAGCATTGCCAGTTGATCGACCTTTCGCCCACCACCATCGCGGTCAGATTGTTGAACGGCGGTGAATGGTGCGCGGCGCATCGCGTGTTGCGGTACGTCAAACCAAGACCGCAACAGCGCGTGGCCTGAAAATGAAAGAAACTTTGATCTTCTGGTTTTGGTTGATCTGGACAGCGATTTGCGTGATTAGCGTAATCGTCGCGGGCATCACAGGCGGGCCTTGGGGATGGCTTTCTCTTTGCATCCTTGCTTGGGTGTTCTGGCCACAAAAAAGCACATGGCCCGATTGAAAATGCAAAGGCCGGGATTGCTCCCGGCCTTTTTCTTTTCGATCCGCCAACGGTTAGGGCTACCGCGCAGCAAGGGGAAACTTGGAACAAGGAAGCCCTCAACTCACGCACCGAGAAGATATGCCGAGCATGCCCAAAAATGCCCCGCTGTCAATTCGCTAGGTGAGGGTGTCCCAAAACTTTGTGAGGCGATAACCGGCATCCGACAGGATTTCGGCGGCCTTGGCCCGGCCGCGCCAGATCGAGCGGTAGCCGAGCGCGACGCCAACCCGGCTCAAGGGGATGTCGCAGCACGCCACCTGATCTGCCACGAAGGCCGGGCGCGTTCCCAGGCTGTCACGCGCCTTGTAATAAAATTGCCGGTGATCGCATTGCGCTTCCGAGTTCGCCAGCCCCGACATCAGCGCTGGATTGAAGGCATAGATGCGGTTGAGATCAACGCTGCCCAAATGCCCCTGCAAGCCGCCCGCAAGCCAATGCAGCGCGTATCTGCGCAAGGCCGAGTATTCTTCGCTGGAAATTTTTTGACGCATCCAGGCGCGCCCTAATGCGTCGTCAAGCATGGTGATCCGCCGGGCGGATCGGGATCGGCCCGCGACGGCGAAAAATTGACCGGCATGGGAAATTCGTTCGGGGGTAGGTCCGGCGCGGTCCTCAATGGTTGGCATGTGGAGAACCCGGTTCGTAACCAGTGCGAACCTTACTGCCAAGCCCTCGCGCGCAGCAACAAAGAAGGTAGTAGTTATATATCTATTTAGATTGCGAGCATTTGCCGCTTTTTTGCTGTGCGGTTTGCTAGGGCATTTGCTTGGCACGGCTTCTGATTTGTCAATGAGTTAGGCGTCGTGCGTGATGCGCAACCGCGTTCGTTGCTTGATGCGAGTTGCGCTTCCACCTCGCTTTCCAGCCGCTTTTCGCAAAGCTGAAATGCGATCTTGTGTGGATAAGTCGGCTTCGATCCGCGTCTGTCGCCAGCCGTCATCGAAAAATTTTTTGATCTTCGGCTTGGTGCGCCGCCATTGTTGCGCGTCCATCCGGGCGATGGTGCGCAGCGTTTCATCGTCGGTCGGCAGACTGCCGTGTGCGGTGTAGTGCATCAACAAATGCAGATAGCCGCCGCTCGCCATCGCGCCCAGGCCTTGGGTGTCGCGCAGATAGTCGCCGATGTTGATGTTGAGGAAATAGCGCGGCATGGCTCACGCCGCGAGCGCATCGAAACTGATCTCGCCAAGCGCGCGCTGCGGCACCCACCAGCACGGCGGATCAGTATCCTCGCGCCACCATTGCGCCTGCTTGCCCATCGCCCCGACAATGCAGCCAGCAAATTTAAAAATCGGGTAGTGCCCAACCATCAAATGAAACACGCTCTGATCGTTGTCATCGGGATAAATCAGCAAGTGACCATTGAGGTAATCGGTGGCGCGGACTTCCAATTTGTCGGCAACATCGCCACTCTTGATAAACAGGCCGCCGGGTGTCCAAGGAAGATTGAGCATGTGCGCCAGCGCGATCTCACCCAACAAGCCGTGAAAGGTGTCAGCCCATCGTTGCTTCATGCCGCGCCGACAGACCGAGCCGTGATCGTGGTTGCGATCTTTGGCAACCTTGCGCAACATTTGCAGCGTCGCGACGCTTGAAGCGCAGAACGCGTCCTCTGCGGTAAGGAAAATTTCGTCGCCGATCTTCATGCGGCACCATTGTCGCGGACTTGGATCAAGGTGTACTTCGGGATTTTGCTGCTTCGCTTGCCAGCTTGGAAAATGCTGTGCTTGATCGTCA